CCCAACCCACCTCCATATTCAAATAGTTAAGGATTTTTATGTCATTACCATCAGCAGACCATTCTTTTTTTTACGACGAGCAAATTAGACGCTTCATGCTTCAATTTGCCCGTATTTTTAGCAATTTTAGCGTAGGATACGGTAGAAATCAAGAGAATCCAGAGACACTGGTGCGTGTGCCGGTGCGCTATGGTGATTCTTCACGACAAGTCCAAACTATCATGCAACAGAATTCAGCAAGTAACATGCCGTCTACTCCAATGATGACATTTTATATTTCTGGCATGGATTATGATAGACCACGCATGCAAAATCCTTATTATGTGGACAACAAGTCAGTTCGGCAACGAGCATATGACCAAACAACCGGAACATACGACACAGTACAGGGGAATGCCTTTACAATAGAACGACTGATGCCAGTCCCATATAAGATGACCATGAAACTTGACATTTGGACCAGCAACATGAACCAACAGTTGCAGTTATTTGAACAGATCGTTACTCTTTTCAATCCCGCTTTAGAAATTCAAAGTACCGATAGTTTCATTGACTGGACAAGTCTGAGTGTAGTTGAACTTGTATCTACGGTATGGACTAACAAGACTATTCCCGTGGGAACGGATGATCAAATTAATATCATGACCATGACATTTTCAGTTCCAATTTGGGTATCTAGTCCAGCTAAAATCAAAAAACTTGGAGTTGTTGAAAGAGTAATTGCCTCTATATATGGTACAGAAGGTGACTTAGCTGATGCGATAACAGATAGTGATCTATTGCTCGGGACAAGGCAGATAATAACGCCATGGGGATACCAAGTTCTGTTGATTGATAACCAATTACAAGTGCTAAGACAACAACAGGTAGTAGATGAGCCTAATTCAAGCTTGGCTCCTCCAGATTCACCACCAAGCAATGTCTATTGGAACGCAGTGATAAATGCATACGGTGGTCTAAGGCCCGGAATCAGCTTCATAAAGCTTTTCCAAGAGGATGGCGTTCCCGTGATCGGAACTATTGCCTATGACACAACAGATGATAGATTTTTATATTTTAACATTGATCCAGCGACTTTACCGGCAAACACACTTGCTCCAGTTCTGGCAGTAATCAACCCACTGTTGAGTGGACCGGGTGCTGGACTTGCGCCAGCGACACAAGGACAGAGATATCTACTCACCGAACCCACTGGTAGCACAAATGGATATGCACAAGCTTGGGCTGGATCGGCTAACATACCACTAATAGCACAAGCGAATGATATAATTGAATACAATGGGACGAATTGGTTTGTTTCGTTTGATGCAGTGACCTATGCTGATAGCACTATTCAATATGTCACAAATATTTTCACAGAAATCCAATATAAGTTCCAAGATGGCATATGGACCAAATCATATGCTGGTCTATACAAAGGAGGCAGTTGGCAGATAGTTATCTAACTGCTTGATTTTTTTATAAGTTGTGATAAACTGTAGGGTTGACCTACAGTTTTTTCTTGCAATTATCGTGGTGATATCTTCGCATATTGGACGCACCTCCAGTTTTTCCACACCATTTAAATCCATGATTCTTTGCACCAGTTCTTCGTCGGTAAACTTATCTAAATTCAGATTCATTCTTTATTTAACAATTTGATTGACATTTAAATCATAAGTATAACAATGAGCAATAGTGATATAAATGCAGTCGGAATTTGGTTTTATTCTGTAAAAACCAAAAGATACCTCTATCTAATGAGAAACGATGCAAAACATCTAGGGACATGGGGACTCCCCGGTGGAAAGATAGAAGACGGCGAGACTATCATGGATGCCATCGTGCGCGAATGCAAGGAAGAACTTGGTCAATTCCCACCATGTATTAAGTTGATTCCATTGGAAAAATTTACAACCCCAGATGAAAAATTTGTCTATCACACTTTTTTCTGTAGTGTGAGAGATGAGTTCTGTCCTGTCCTAAATGATGAGCACATTGGTTGGGCATGGATAGCGTCTGGCTTCTGGCCAAAGCCCATGCATCCGGGCCTATGGAATACCATAAATTTTGACGTTATTCAAGACAAAATAAAGGTCATAGAACAATCATTCGCTCTATGACCTTCATAGTGAATAGGTAGAATTTTTAGATTCTACCTACAACCACCTCAATTACACCAGATTCTCCATTAAAGTTCTCAAGAGCCTTGCCAATGACAGTTCCGATTGATGGGCTTGCAGATGCCGTAGCCACACCGTTTCCGGCAGACACAATCAGATCTCCTTTCTGGATGGTTCCAGTGACCTTACATGGGACTCTACCTGTCAATGCCACAACCGCAACATATTCAGATTCAAGAGTAGCGTTCATTAAGTAACTTGGATTAGCAGAGATGACACCAGCGACCTTGCTATCAGATGCAAGTTCGGAGATTGTCACTTCTTCTGTGCCGCCGAAACTAACAACAGTGCCCGGTTCATACAGTGCATCAGCCGTATACTTTTCTGCTAAGTCAGCATATACCGCTGATGTAGCTTGCGCGAATACAGTATTGAAGTAGTTGCTTGATGACCCGATGTTACCTACAAGATTGCCATTTGCATTAGTGATGTTACCTAAAGTCGCCGTACCAGTGCTGATATTCAATCCGGTTCCAGTAAGAGAATTAACAGAATTGACGTTGCCGGATCTTAAGTTACCTGACGATACAATGCTACCAGTTGTGCTAATAACGCCAGTAGATATAATATTTCCACCAGACACATTCGCAGTCGTAGTTATGTTAGTAGAAACTGTGCCTCCAGCAAGTAACGATGTGACATTACTGTCACCATACGCACCAGCAATGTTGGCATACTGAATGTTACCCAAGCCGCCACCGTCGCCGATGAACAGAGCACCTGTTACATTTCCAGAGGCACTGATTGCTCCATTAACATTAAGACCAAGCAATGTTCCGACATCAGTGATATTCGGTTGTGACGCAGTAGTCAAGGTTCCAGAAATATCTGTTGCTGTCACATTTCCGCTAACGCTAATTGAGCTACCAGTTATAGCGGCGTTGGATGTTGCGAGATAAGCCGCCACATCAGCATTGCCATAAGCATTGTCAATATTACCATACTGGATGTTGGCAAGTCCAGCGCCATTTCCACTAAAGTATGTTCCAGTGATATTGCCTATTGCACTGATATTACCATCAGCAATTAAGTCTACACCCCTGATGTTGTCTGTTGCTATAATAGCACCAGTTACACTAAAGAGGCTTGCAGACATATTTGCAACCTGATTAACGGTGTTACCACCACCTACAGTAAACAGAATATTTCTTCCAACGGTGTTGGTTCCGATTACTAAGTTACCACCTTGAACGCCACTAGAACCACCTTGAACATACAGATAGCCGTCTGATGCACCTACCAGATTTCCAAGGGCATTTGCACCTGAGCCATCAAATGTACTTGATGCATATCCCATATCAATAAAGAATGCATTGGCATCTCCTACGTCGCCAGTAACAACAAAGTCACCGGACGCATAAGCGCCGGGGTTAATATTCTGAATGTTGACTTGTACATAGTCGTTATAATCACCGCTGGCTTGGATAACGGTCTGTGGTTCCACGGTATACCCAACTGGAATACCAGCATACAGAGCACCGAATCCATATGTATCACCAAAGAATTGACCACTGTTACCAGAAATCTGAGTAACATTGCCAGTTAGATTGATATTACCAGTGACATTAAGATTACCCACCTGAGCATTAGAGGTAACGTTCAGAATGTTGGTTGCGATTGCACCAGATACTGCAAGTGAGGAAAGAGTTCCTAATGAAGTAATATTGGGCTGTGTCGCCGTTTCTAAAGTTCCAGAGACGTTATTAGCACTTACATTACCAGTTGTGATAATATCAGTTGTAAGTGTTCCACTTTCTAACAAGCCAATTGCATCGGCATTGCTATATCCAGCTACCAGTCCAGTAAGAAGAGCACCGTTGCCAAGGATATAATCACCAGAAATATTTGCAGTTGTGATAATATTCGTGCTGATAGTTCCGCTATCTAAGTATGCCGCCGCGTCAATATTGCTATATCCAGCTACCAGTCCAGTAAGAAGAGCACCGTTGCCAAGGATATAATTGCTTCCTGCATCAATATTTCCAGTTGCGGTGACGAAATCTACGCCTAAATTACCAGAGTAAGTAGGAAGATATGCGGCTACGTCTGCATTTGAATATCCAGCAGGGAGACCAGTTAACTGTGATCCGTTACCAATGAAATATGCACCAGTGATGTTACCAGTAGTGCTCACTGTCGCACCGAGAATGTTGCCTCCTGTTACATCCACGCCTGTTCCCTTAAGAACAGCACCGCGAATGTTCGCACCGGAAATGATGGCCCCAGTCAAGTTTAATGAACCAGTGACACTAACTACACCCGGACCAATATTGGCAACAACATTGGCAGTATTACCACCACCTGCTATAATCAGAACATTTCTATTTGGTGTGGTCGTACCAATTACAAGATTACCACCGGGATTTGCATTTGACGTTCCTTGTACATACAGGTAACCATCAGACGCACTAGGCGCATTTCCAAGAGTTCCAGTTTGACTTGCACCAGCATACGCGCTTGATGTGTAGCCCATGTCAATAAAGTTGGTGTTGATGTTTCCATTATCACCAGTCACAACATAATCAGCAGATGCAGTTGCACCAGAACTAATATTTTGCAGATTTATCTGTGAGAATCCTGCATAATCTGAGCTTGCCTGAATGATGGTCTGTGGCTGTGGAGTATATCCACTTGGAATACCAGCATACAATGCTCCAAATCCCTCTGAATTACCAAAGAAAGACCCACTATTGCCATTGATCTGAGTAATGTTACCGGGAATAGATACATTGCCACTGATATTCACATTACCTTCAAGAAGAGTAGTTCCATTGATGGTCAGCGCATTGCCTACAATCGCACCACCTACTGTCAGTCCAGTCAGAGTTCCAACTGAAGTAATCTGTGGCTGTGCGGCTGTTTGCAGGGTTCCGGTTAAAGTAGTTGCAACAATATTGTTGGCATTAACGTTTGCAGTTGTAACAATGTTAGTTGATACAGTACCACCAGATAACAAAGATTCTACGTTAGCATCGCCGTAGCTTGCCGCAATCCCAGTAAGGAATGCACCGTTACCAAGAATGTAAGTTCCCTGAACGTTACCAGATGTGGCAAGATTAGAACCTCTGACATTTCCGTTCGCACTTACAACGCCAGTAATATAAGCATTTGTAGCATTTATGTTAGTCGCATTTACATTTCCAGTTGCGCTAACATTTCCACCAGAATTTATATTAGTCGTAGAAATCAACGTAGCCGCCGTTACATTTCCGGTAGCACTAATCGTTGAAACATTCGTGGTAGCATTAGGAGCGGTTATTAGAACATTAGATCCAGAAACCTGAAGGTTACCTGAATTCACGGTTAAAGGTGTTCCACCTATATAAATCGTGTTGTTACTAACCCATAATTCTTGCCATTGATTTGTCGCATTACCAAGACTCTGTGTCACATTTGACAGCGGTATAAGACTTGATGACACCGTAGTAACTGACAAGTTGTTTAAAAGAATATTTCCATTGTAAGTCGGCAGATATGCCTGAACATTGGAATTGCTATATGAACTGCCACCTCCACCGGAGATTCCAGTTAAGAATGCACCATTACCAAGAATATAACTACCAGTGATATTACCACTCGCAGATACACCATTACTACCATCTAATATTAATCCCATTTTAGTTCTTCCTTTCTAAATTATGTATATTTATACGTCTTAGCCGCCAAAAACGTATACAGTGGAGCCAGTCGGCACCGATATAGTTGTGTTCGGTGCCACAGAAACGGGACCGATTAATAATGCATTGACATTATTATCTACTACTGTATTTGCAGTTATATTTTTTGGTCCTGCAAACGAGCCATCAACAAACAATGATGATGGACTGACCAATACAGTATTGGCTTGTGCATCAATACTGATAGTTACATTACCATCATTATTAACAACAACATTACTGTTTGCATAAGAAATTGAATTTCCCGATGAGCTTGCATTTATCCCAGTGAGATATGCGCCATTACCAAGAATGTAAGTTCCCGCGACATTACCCGTAGTGGATAAACCTGTAATACCATCTAATTCAAGTGACATATTGTTTCCTTTTATATTCTCTTATTTATAATACCTTTACGGTAGTTGTATTTGGCACGAAGATATTAAACCCCGGTGCCAATGATATAGGTCCAATAAGCAAAGCATTTACATTTGTATCAAATGCAATATTAGATGATATGGTCTTTGGACCGACAAATGCACCCTGCATAGTTAATGTATTGGTTGAAACCACCATTACATTTGTAACGCCATCTACAGTTGTAACTACATTTCCGTTTACTACTGGAATGGTAACACTGGTAGTGCCATTAGCTAACCCGGAGGAATTCCCTCCACCTCCAGAGATACCAGTCAAATAGGCACCATTACCAAAATAATACGTGCCAGTTACGTTACCAGTTACAGAAAGATTTGCGGCATCTATTATTACATTACCGTTGCCTGTATTGGCATTAATGAAATAATCACCGCTTAAGTTTTTTACTGTTGCCATTTATGAATCCTTTTCATTATTTATTAGGGATATAAAATCGCAAATATCCATACTACTTAAGTTCGTAAGTTCGTTTAACTCTTCAAATAATACAGTCGTGGCACCATAAACTCGTATAAACTTGGTATCAGGAAAATCACTTATAACTTTGTATAGTTGAGTAACCCAATTACCAACAAATGTAGGTGGAGCACTTTCTGACTGATAGAATTCGGTGCCAGCATACACATTATTGAACTTCTGTTCTGTGGTTGGACCCATGTCAAACCCTAATAAATATATCTCCTTATATTTATCTAATGCCGCGATTGCAAGCGCGTTGGGTCCAGAACTGTAACGATAATACTCCTGTGGTATACGCAATGCGCCAGAATCAACTATTGGTCGTCTTGTATAGAATCTATTAGAAAGAGGGTATCCGTTTTCTTGAATTCGTCTTGCTATTGGTGTATCTGTTGCAACCAACGCATGAGGTGTACATTCCCGATAAAGGGCGTTACAGCCGTATATTTTTCCGCGTCTTTCCAAATCCGACACAGATATATCACGCCTGCTAATCCCATTACCAAGAACAAATGCTTTAGACATAAAAAACCCCGTAGGTAATTATCCTACGGGGTATGTGTATCACTAATTTAAGGAGTAGTGATATTCTCAACAAGACCAAGAGGAACTTGATTCTGTTGAGTGGAGGTATTTGCTTTTCCAGTAGTACCAGACTTGATTTCATAGCCAGTTTCAGAGAAGAAGTTGGCATCATAACGAAGGTTATTCTGGACCTGTTGCCAATCCCATACATCACCAGTATTAGAATTACCACCAGTTTCACCACCACTGAAGTCAAACAAGAACTTATTAGTAAGCTTACTGATGTAATGAATGGTGCTGTTTCCAGATTGGAATCCAATACTCATGTTGCCAGCAGTCGGGGTTGCACTATCATCAAGAACACAAGTTCCCAAAACATAGGCCGTCCCGGTGCCGGTGCCGACTTGCGTGGCGGTGAATACATCACCGACTGCATAAGTTGAAGCCGCTCCGATTTCTGTCCAGAGTGTCGTGCCTAATGAAACAATTTTGTAAGAAGCACCAACAACAAAAGAAGTCGCAACCACTGGTGTTAGGCTAGCGACGAAATACTTACGTGATCCTTTCTGACGAATGATCGCACCTTCGGTTGCTCCAGTAGAAGTTCCGTTAGGAAGCTGAATGTTAACAGTAACAAGGACAACTGGAAAAGTTGGACTTGTTCCCGGATTTGGTAAACCACCAACGACACCCAACCATGGAGTATCAGATGTTGAGCCAACTGGTTCTGCCGGGTCAGTCAACTCACTGAACGGAGGATATGCCGCGTCAATTGGAACTGGTCCACCAGTTGTAGTAGTGTCACCTGTACCAAGTGACCATTTTTGAATTTTTAAAGGGCGTCCCATTTGTTTGTCTCCTATATAATGGGTGCGGGTTCTATTCCGCTACGCAGTGGGTTACTGCATAAATCCACACCTATTGTGGACGTATGTGGTATTTATCATTTGGAAATATTTCTAAGGATGTGATGTATGCTTAAATAAGCACATGAACGCACAAGAATTACAACAACTTATAGAATTAGGCAATCAAGCTAGAGCAGATCGTGATCCAGAGAAGGCATTGGCATGTTATGCCACAGTCTTTACGCACGACCGTAATTCTGCAACAGCTTTCAACAATTACGGAAATGTCTTGAGGGAGGTAGGAGAACCTGCTGGTGCAATCCCATTCCTTCAACGTTCTATTCAATTGGAACCAGCCATGTCTACCGCGAGATTTAATTTGGCAGTGTCATTACTGCTTCTCGGCGACTATGAAAATGGATGGAAAATGTACGAATCTCGTTGGCAATATGAACACCTAAATGGTGCTCTTCCGAACTTACCCCAACCTCGTTGGGGCGGTGAGGACATTAAAGATAAGTCAATATTTTTTATTTGTGAACAAGGTCTTGGCGATGGATTCCAATTCATTAGATTCGCAAAGACGTTACACGATATGGGGGCCAAGGTGCTCGTCCATGCAGACAAATCATGCAAGGAATTGTTTGAACCACTACCATTCATATCCAGTTTAACAATTCCGGGAGATGAACTACCCACCGACTTTGATTATTGGACTCCCTCAATGAGCGTTCCGGGTATTCTTGGTGTCACATTAGACAAGCTCCCAAGCAATCTGGCATACTTATTCCCATTAAAGGATAGTGCTAACAAGTGGCTTAAAGAACTTGGCCCAAAGAATAAACTTCGGGTTGGTTTTAGTTGGTCGGGGCGCACGGACACGTGGATAAATCAACACAAAGCAGTGCCATTCACTGAAATAGTAGACTTGATCAGCCGCAATCCAAACTATGACTGGTTCAATCTTCAAGTTGATTGCACGGATGAAGAAACCAAAATTTTAGAAGATTTGGGGGTCCACAATTACGCATCGGAATTAGTCAATTTCAGTGAAACCGCCGGTCTAATGCATCACATGGATGTTATCCTGAGCGTTGACACTGCGGTGACGCATTTAGCTGGTGCGTTAGGTCGCCCAACTTGGCTTATGCTCAATAACTTCGCCACGGATTGGAGATGGCTCCTCAATCGTGATGACTCTCCTTGGTATCAATCTGTGAGAATTTTCCGTCAGCCAAAGATGGATGACTGGAAGTCAGTTATTGACAAAATTCACCAATATCTTGGATGGTTCAAAATTTGAATGATATAACCATAACTGAGGCACAGAAATGGAAGCTAAAATCGGGGATACGAGTTCAACTCTCGTCATCGGCACCATTTTTAAGTAAACTTATTGCCCTTTCTTCTATTATCAATTGCCCATAGTGGTTGGAAGTTGGTATAATGATTAAGGGCAATGATTTCTTCTTCGGTTTCACCCCAAGATACAGGTATAATATGGTCAAGATGCCATTCGGATCTGTTATCCCATGTCATTCCTTCTAAGAACTGATTTTCTATATGGGTTTTAAATTCGTCAAATGAACAACCAAGGATTTCATGGGTTTTTGACTTCTTGGAATATCCTTGTTTATTAACAGACTGTCTAACCAATGCCCGTATGCGTTTA